AGTGGACTTGCTAAATATCCTCATTGGATCGGCAAACGAGTTTCCGTATGCCCTGTTTTTTGCCTTGAGCATTTCGGCAAGGTTCTGGCACTCAACGTCTATTAGTTCTGGTATAGTCATTTTTGCAACCTCTGCGACGTTCGTTTTTGATCATCCATAATTGTGTTTTTTAAAACACACAATGAATAAACACCGCGATTACTTTCGACTATTTTTTTTCTTACCATTCTAAATAAACATGATCTTACAGTGTAAAGATTTATTCCTGTGTTTTTGCTTATGTTTACTGGCGTCATGTCCCCCTTTCCCCCCAGTATGTCAATTATATCCTGCCAATTTTTGTTTACTATTACTTCTTTTTTTGGTGGTTTACCTTTACATTTAATGCTTTTTATTATCATTTTTTCAGTAATTCCTAAATAATCCATAATTTCTTGTAATGAAAAATACATTGTTTCGGTGTTGATTTTTATTTCTTTCATCTCAATACCTCCGTTTATTTAAGTTTCACATAATTAGTGCATTTATTTGCATTTGTCAATAGTATTGCAACCGTTTATAAATTATTGATTTTATTACATTTTTTTCTAAGTATTTGATTTTATTCAATGTTTTTCTTATCTCTCCTTTTATATAAATATATATATATTTTTTTTTTATATATACATATAAGTGCGTCCCGTGTGTGCTTGGGAGCATATAGGTATGTGTTTTTTTTTAACAATCATGCGGTTGACCCCCCCTGCAACCTTGATGCCTAAAAGTGCATCCCGTGCATCCGCGGACGCACTTACGGTCTTAGCGGTTGACCCCCCCTGCATCCGTTCATTTATTGAATAAATACATATATATAAATCAACATTATTCCGCACGGACGCACAGGTGTATAAGGGGTCAACCGAAATCACCATCTCCCCGCAACCTCCTCATAAATAACGCCGGGTAAGCCGTATTTGCCGTCTTTACTGATAACAATTTCTTGCTTCAACATTCTGCCCAAACATGATTTTACTGTTGAGTTATTTATTTTTGTTTCCTTGCTGATTTCTTTCGGGCCTAACATTCTGGTCTTTATTGATTGGGTAATTTGTAGCCAGTTGGTGTTTTTGGATACTTTTTCATTTTTATCGACAGCCGCCCACTTCATCAACTCCGAATCAAATTCCAGATTATAACGCTGTGATCCCATGTCACGCCCTGTGATTGTTAAAAAGCCATCCGGCAAAGCTTCATTTGTTTTATCGGTCTTTTCCTTTTCATGATTTTTTGACAACATGATCATGCAATCAGCGCAAGCCTGAATCGCCACACTGCCCAGGATGCCAGAAAAAGGATTATCGCCGCTTCCCGGAGTAGCTTTTGACTTATGGGTGATCATAATCAGGGCAATGTGATTTGTAATCGCCCACTTCTGAAGGGGTGTCAAAACTGAATAATAATGATTATAATCTGATATTGACTGAGGTTTTTCGGGGATAATGAAATTCATTGTATCAACGATGATTGCACGCGTCGCCGGGTAAAGCATGAACATTTCATCTACTGTTTTGGAAAACGCCTCCAACGCCGGATTTATGCCGCCTGTTACCAGGACAAATTTTTCAGGCCACAAATTACATTGCTGTTGAATACGTTCTTTAACGCGGCGCTCCGGGTCTTCCATTGAAATGTAAATAGACCCACCTTCAACGCATGACATATGCCCCAGGCATTCCGTGCCGGTAGCAATCGCCGAACAAATATCAACAGCTAATAATGATTTACCTGATTTAGGATCTCCGGCAATCACGGTCAAACCCTCTGGTATCAATCCATCAACCGCCCACCGAATGGGCGGGAAATCCTTATCGCGTAATTGTTCGGCAGTAATGACGCAAGATTTCCATGTGGTATCATTCTCAATAAATATTGTGCCGGACTTTTTGCGACAAAATTCGACAAGTTTCTTGATTTCTCCTTTTTTTGCTCGCTCGACTTTTACTAAATCGGGACACATCCGCTCAACTAATGATGTAACGTGTTCAATGATTTGAGAATCTGCCCAATCAGTCGTTCGCACGAGCCATCCGGACGCGGCCTTAATGCCCTGGTGTATCGTGCCGGATTGAAATTGATCAAACACATAATCCCACGAGAATTGACCCAACGCCGATGAGGCTGGTGTTTTTTCTGTGATTTCGACTCCATTCTGGGGAAATGTGCCGAGTTGATATGTTTTTCCATCATGCCATCGGGCGTAAAAATCATCAACAGATACAGCGGGCACTCTTGGCGTAAACCAGGGCTGTGATAATGTCATGTTTTCAACAACGTTACGCACACGCAGGCCGGAACGGTGTAAATATCCTATTATTTCGTTTACTCCTTGGCGTAAATCTCCGGCGTCTGTCAAATCATTGCAGGGAATACATAATCGCCACTTATGCCTGCTGTTTATAACGTCATTGCTATATGAGGTGTAAATGACATGAGTTATTCCGGCATTGACCATTGCGGCATGGACGGGCTGAGGAGGGCAGCAGGAAGAGCCGTCGTTTTCAAGTTGGTCTCCGTCGATGATTATCATTTCCGGATGTGTAATTGACGCATCACACCGCGGCCCGGCGCAGTATCCACGCACAAAATAATCGCCATTTTTAATTCCAATAACCGGCTTGGCAACCAGATCAACAAATTCGTCCCATGTTTCAATTATTTCAGTGCTGTAAAGAGTAGCAAAACCACCACGGAATAGAGATATTTTCATTTTTATTTACTCCCATTTGTGCGTAATTCCTCGACTGTTTCCGCCTTTATTTTTCTCCGGCCGCCGAACCACACAAACGGTATTTTACCTTCCTGGATCATTTTGATAATCCAGCTCTGTGATACCTCAATCGCCTCCGCCGCCTCCTTTGTCGTGTACCATTGTTTTTCGTTTTCCATATATTCTCCTTGTTGATTTATTTTTCACATTAAAACGGGCAATCGTCCTCAAACAACGGGACGTCTTCACCTTCAAGCCCGATTCCGGTGTCTTTATGCTGTATGATTTTTTTAACTTCCGGGTAATCACCGTTGTCATCAATGACCAACTCACAAGGTAATACAAACTCATTGACCGCCCGGCGCTCGAATTCTTCGCACGATGTCGGATACGGATCAAGCCCGCCCATTTCCTTCCAGCGCTTTGCCCCCGCTGACACCGCATAACCGGAATAATAATCGGTCATACAAAACCAGACAGACAAAAACCGGAAACGATTGCAGATAAACGAGCATTTACCAAGTTGTTTCCCTGTTTTCGATGTATGGATTGTCATATAGATTTCAGCGGGCCGGACAACTACCGGCGGATCAGGTTCAAACGAAACGTCCTTCATATCAGGCACAAACGCCGCTTCGACTATTTCCGGGGCTGGCCACTCGTAGCCGCAGGTGTCGCATTTACGCAATGCCTGGTGACACTCGGATGCGCACTGCGGGCAAAATTTCCAGATTGCGTCTTGTTTTTCCTTGCCCTCAATAACACGTTTCGGAATATCAGCTTTGATTTTATCTATATCAGTTCCGAATCTGGCCGTATTATCCGTCAGGTCAAGCAGGAAGCCATTTTCTTTGCCGGGGCTTGTGCGCAATACCCTTCCAATGGCCTGAACGAACAGGCGGGCGCTCAGGGTGGGCCTGGCGAATACCAGACAATCCAGGGCCGGGTAGTCAAATCCCTCTGCAAGGATATTGACGCTGGTGCAAATTCTGGCATCACCGGACTTCCAGGCATTCAGGGCCGCGACACGCTCAATTTGCGTTAATTGACTATGAACAGTCACGCAAGGCTCGTCTTCATTAATTAATTTTTTCAGCTTTTCAGCATGATCTATGGTACAACAAAAAACGCATACACGTTTAAATTCCTTACAATATTCCTGTATTGCTTCCCGTCCTGTTGACAAATGAACTTCCCGGCACATAATCTCACCGAGTTGGTTTAAAACATAATCACCCGATACTGAAACCATCGACAGATCTCTGGTTAAACTATCAGCGTGAGCAACTTTGCCATGCAACGGAACCAGATAACCACCATCGCGTAGTTGCTGATAGGTTATCCGATGCGATATGCTGTCAAACAGGTTTTTTTCCGGTGCGATGCAGGCCGAACCGTAGATCATTCCATGACCTAATCGGTATGGAGTGGCCGTACATCCTAGTATGCGCATATATGGTTTTTTCGATTTTAGATAATCTAAAACCTTCCCATATTCACCGTCAACAGTAACGCCGTGGACTTCATCCAGAACGACCAAATCAGCCCCAGGGTAACTATCCATCATGCCGACAAACGATTGAACAGTGGCAATCGTAACGCGTCCATCGATATATTTTGATTTTAATCCAGCGCAACAGATAGTCAATTCCCGCTCTGGAATGCTGGTTTTTCTCATCAGGTCGGCATGAAACTGCATGATCAATTCCTGTTTGTTTACCAGAATTAAGAAACGCCGGTCAGTCTCTTTGTAATATGTATTGATCATCCGGCAGATCGTAACTGTTTTTCCCGCGCCCGTCGCCGCGACAAACAAAACATTCTGCTTGACCTTTAATTCCTGATCTAATTTATCCAGAGCTTCTTTCTGGTATTGTCTTAACTCAAAATTTTCCAAACGTCCTCCAAGCATCTGATAATGTAATATTTCCCCCCGGCGGCTTCTATTTCTGCTTGCGCTTTTTTCTGCAATGCTGATTGCCGTCCGGTAGTTGTTTTTATCTCCAGCCCAATGAACAAACCATCAAAACACACTGAAATGTCGGGAGTTCCGGGCCGTCCTGTCTTAAAAATCCTCCCCTGCTCTGTTCGCACCATTCCAGCGGCGGACCGGAAATAATAGATCGGTTTTTTTCTTGACAGGAGTTCAAGATAGTCCAAGACTCCCCGTTGAATCTGCGCTTCTGTTGCTGTTCGCATGCCGTTTCCTTTATTGTTTTTTTGCACAATACCACAAAATAAAAAAATATCAATAAAAAAAGAAAAAAAAGATTGACAAGAAAAATAATTTATTTTATAAGCGTAGCCAAATACAGAAACGAAGATACAAATTGGACTGTATCGGGATTTCTCAAAGGAGGTAACATGAAAGATTTATTGCAAAATTTCCTCATAGCAAAAAGCATTGAGGACGCGGCGCGTGAAGGACGCATCGCAGCGGAAGAGGCCATCATTAAAGAGATGGGAACCTTGAAACTCGAAGGCACGACGACAAAGGAGGTAGAAAATTATAAGGTCGCCGTAACCACTAAACTCACCCGGACGCTCGATTATGACAAATACGTTTCTTTGGCTCTTCCGAAAGCACTGCAATTTGTCGATTTTAAGCCTACAATCAACTTAGCTGCCTACAAGGTCGCATCATTGGCTGATCCGACAATCGCACTCTGCGTGACCAGCAAACCGGCAAAAACCAGTGTTAAAGTGGAGGTGATCAAATGAACCTCCAAGACCTGATCAAAACCACACGACAAAGTAAGCCGCCCCGGATCGTTCTGCATGGGATTCACGGAATCGGTAAATCGACTTGGGCAGCAGGCGCACCGGCTCCGATATTCATCCAGACCGAAGACGGTCTGGTGGCTATCGATGTTCCGCATTTTCCGGTAGCAAAAACCCTTGATGAATTTTTCGGCTATATGGACATGCTGATCAATCAGGCACACGAGTATAAAACGGTCGTTATCGACACCGCCGATTGGCTTGAAAAACTGATCTGGAAGACGGTTTGCGATGAAAACAAAGTCACATCTATTGAAAAGATTGGATATGGTAAGGGATACGTTTTCGCCATGCAGTACTGGGAAAAATTTTTTAATGGACTGAACCTGCTCCGCGACAAAGGCATGGCCTGCGTTATCCTGGCGCATAACGAGATTAAATCATTTTCGCCTCCAGACGGTGATCCCTATGATCGATTTCAGATCAAGCTAAATAAGACAGCAGCAGCGAGGCTTGAAGAGTGGGCAGACGTTGTATTGTTCGCTGGGTTTGCCGTAACGGTCAATGCCGACACAGGCAAGGCAATCAACAATGCCGAGCGCGTGATACACACGACAAACAAACCGGCGTGGCGCGCAAAAACACGCTATGTTTTACCGGACACTTTACCGCTTAACTTTGTTGAATTATTAACAGCTATAAAAAATCAACCCAATAAAGGAGAATAAAAATCATGGCAAATTTACAGGGAATAAACATTGACGCGAATGTTCCGGAAGCCGGAAGTTTTATCGTAGTCCCGGAAGGCGTATATAAAGCGGTCATCGCCGGAGACAAGATCGTATCCACTAAAGACGGCAAGGGGAAAATATTGGAATTGACCATTCAGATCATTGACGGATCCCATACCGGATCAACAATCGTTGACAGGCTCAACATCGTCAACGCCAGCCAGCAGGCTCAGAACATCGCACAAGGCACTCTCAAGCGCATTTGTGGAGTATTACGCGCCCCCTTCCCGCCGCAAACAACCGATGCACTGATGGGAAAGCCCATGCTCGTGACCGTCGGCGTTGAAGAATTTACCAGCAACAAAACAGGAAATGTTTTGAAAAGCAACAAAATCAAAAACTATGCACCTATCCCGTCCGTAACGTCAACTCCTCCGGCGGCGGTGCAGGGATGGTAAACTCAATCATCGAAAAGATTGAGTCCAAGCGAGCCGGGGAGAACATTCCCCGGCAGCACTTGGGACTTTCCGAGATCGGGCATAAATGCCCTCGATGGCTGTGGTATGCACATCACAACACGCCGTCAAAGCCGGTTGAAGGCCGCATCATCAGATTGTTTCGGACGGGGAATATTATTGAAGATGCGATCATCAGCGATCTGGAAGCCATCGGCATTGAAGTCACCGACCGTCAGCGAGAGGTTGAAATCGTCAACGGGGACATAGTTTTAAAGGGGCATATTGACGGGATAGTATCCGGGCAACTTTTAGAAATCAAAAGCGCAAGTGAAAAATATTTCAAGCAGCTTTTAAAGGTCGGTTATGAAAAATGGAATCCGAAATATAAGGCCCAGGCACACGTTTACATGGTGCTGTGTGACTTGGAAGAGTGCATGGTGGTAGTCGAGAACAAGAATGACTCAAACCTCTATATTGAAACACTGAAACTTGACCGCGACTATGTGACCAAATTATTAATCGATGTATTTGCAGCCATAACATTGCCCGAACCGCCCGAGCGGATCTGCCCGGATGTGTCATGGTATGAATCAAAATGCTGCAAATATCAGGAAGTCTGTTTCACGTGAAGGGGGGAATAAAGTGAAAGTGAACCTGTTATTTTGGAAAAAGAAATGCGCGCCGATGGAGCGCCCGATTGACCAGGCGATCCGCGAGCACTTTCGGCTGCTGGACAAATGGAACCACGCGCAGCGAAAGGAGATTATCGCGGCGATCCTGAACCGGGAGTATCCGGAGAAGCACCTGCATGGCAAGGAGATACGACAATGAAAACCGAAGAACAAAGAGAACACAATCAAGAGCTGGCGTGTCTGGTTGATGACATTGCGTTCAAGGCATCTCTGCTGAGGATCGCGGAAAAGGCTCTGGAAGATATAC